ACAGTAGCCGATGTCATTGTTGGTGATGCAGACCCAAAAGCCACAAAGCAGGAAGCCTAAACAGATTATTGGTGGAGTTGGCAATTGCAACTCACATACCAATGAGCGAATGGGTTGATGGCGAGGATATTTTAACGGCAATCGAGATATTGGAGAAAAGGAATGGCAACTGAAACCATTGCATACAACAAAACCGATCTCCGCAATATCTACAAGGCTTTCAAACTCATGGATGATCAGGCTACTGAGGAAGCAAGAGCGCAGTCTGCTGCTTTGGCGTATTTTGCATCTGAGGAAATTAAACAAGCTGCTAAAGGCAGAACAAAATCTGGCAAAGTTGCGCAAAGAGTTGCGGATGGAGTTAGCATCTCAAAGTCAAGCAAAATCGGTGAATTCAGTTATGGTTTCGCAAGACAGAAGTTTTCAGGTGGCGCTACTACGCAAACCCTATGGGGTGGTATTGAGTTTGGTTCAAATAAATACAAACAATTCCCTTCATATTCAGGACGGCAAGGCAGAGGTAGTCGTGGATGGTTTATCTATCCTACCCTTCGCAGAATTCAGCCTGAATTGATTAACAAATGGGAACAAAGTTTTGATCGCATTATTAAGGAATGGGTCTAATGGCAACCGGTAGTCGCACGCTCAAGTTATCAATTCTCGCTGATGTTGATGATCTTAAAAAGAAGTTAGGCGAAGCCGACAAGGCGGTTGAAACCAACGCCAGTAAAATTTCAGAGTTTGGTAAAAAGGCTGCTGCTGCTTTTGCTGTTGCTGCTGCTGCTGCTGTCGCCTATGCAGGCAAATTAGCCGTTGATGGGGTCAAATCAGCGATAGAGGATGAACAGGCACAGTTAAGGTTGGCTGCTGCCTTAAAGACTGCCACAGGTGCTACAAATGCCCAAATTGAGGCAACTGAGGACTACATACGATCAACTCAATTAGCCACAGGCATAACTGACAATGATTTGCGAGCATCGTTTCAGAGGCTGTCTGTTTCAACTAAAGATTTAACTCAATCTCAAAAACTGCTTAACCTTGCAATTGATATATCAAAAGGAACTGGAAAAGAACTTGGCACAGTTGTCGAGGCATTATCAAAAGCCTATGAAGGACAGGATACAAGATTAGTCAGACTTGGCATTGGTATTACCCAAGCCGATGCTAAAGCAATGGATTTTACGGAAACAACCAAGGCATTAACTAACCTTTATGGTGGCGCAGCTGCTGCAAATGCTGAAACATTTCAAGGCAGAATTGATCGATTAAAGCAAGCATTTGAGGAAGCCAAAGAGGAAATTGGTTATCGTCTACTTCCATTTATTGAAAGATTTGTTAATTTAATTGTCAATCAGGTTGTGCCTAAACTACAAGAATTTGCAACATACTTTAATCCAATTAAGCAAGCCATTAAAGATAATCAAGAAGCATTTGATGCATTTGGTCGATTTATAACTGATATCATTATTCCTGTTTTAGTTACTGGCTTAGGCGCAGCACTCAAAACTGTTGGAGTTATTGCTGGTGGAATTGTTGATATCATTGGCAAAGTTGTGTCTGCAATTCAAACAGCCGTTGATAATGCTATTTCAGGAATCAACAGGTTGATAAGTGCCTATAACGCAATTCCAGTTTTGCCAAACATTAGTCAGATAGGTGGAAGTTCAGGTGTATCAACCGCTGCTTCATCCGGCGCAAAAGCTGCCACACAAACTGCCACAGCTGCTCAATTAGCATCAGGTGCTGCAAGGGCTGGAACTACTGTCAATAACATTACAGTTCAAGCGGTCGATTCTGAAGGTGCTGCAAGAGCTGTTGCAAAAGTCTTAAATCAGAGCGCATCCCGATCAGTTCCACAGCTATACAACAGCGGGATAACTAGGGCTCGATAATGACAGTCTGGACACCTGACTGGAAACTGACTGTTGCTGGAGTTGATTATACCGACATTGCTATAAGTGATATTGCCCATCAAGCCGGTCGAGATGATATTTATGCTCAACCTAATCCATCTTATTTGCAAGTGCAATTAGTTGCCTTATCAGGTCAAACTTTACCTTTTCAAATAAATGATTCTTTGAGTTTGCAAGTCAAAAACAGTTCAGGATCTTATGTTAATTTATTTGGTGGGGATATTACCGACCTTACTGTTGAAGTTGGCGCAACTGGAGCATTGGCAACTGTTGTTAATTACACCATTTTAGCAATGGGGTCATTGGTTAAACTTGCCAAAGAAATTTACACAGGAACAATTTCACAAGATGAAGATGGCAATCAAATTTATGATTTATTGTCTAGTGTATTACTAGCATCTTGGAATGATGTGCCAGCAGCTACTACATGGGCAACCTATAACGCAACTGAAACATGGGCAAATGCAGGCAATCAAGGTCTTGGAGAAATAGATCAACCTGGACTTTACACAATGGAAAATAGGGCAGCAGACCCAGATACTATTTACAATATCGCAAGTCTTATAGCCGATAGTGCATTTGGTTATCTTTATGAAGCACCTAATGGAGATATAGGTTATGCAGATGCAGACCATCGCCAAACTTATCTTTTAGCCAATGGTTATGTTGATTTAGATGCCAAGCACGCATTGGGTGCAGGATTATCTACCATCACAAGATCAGCAGATATTCGCAATGATATTTATATCAATTATGGAAACAATTTCGGATCACAAGAAACGGCATCAAGTTCTCAATCAATTGCTCTTTATGGATACAAATCAGAAAGCATCAATTCAACAATCCACTCAGCTGTGGATGCTCAAGCTGTGGCAGATCGATATATTGCTCAAAGAGCCTTTCCATTAGCAGCATTTCAATCTATAACTTTTCCAATAACAAATCCAGCGATAGATAACAGTGATCGAGATGCTCTCTTAGGCGTTTTTATGGGTCAGCCCTTAAATATCCAAAACCTTCCGGCTCAAATCTCAAATGGTGTATTTGAAGGCTATGTTGAGGGTTGGCGATGGACAACTCGGTTCAATGAACTATTCCTGACGATCAATCTATCACCGGTGGCTTTTAGCCAAGTGGCAATGCGCTGGAATACTGTGCCAATTACCGAGGCATGGAACACAATTGATCCAACTTTGACATGGGAATACGCTACAATCGTAGCCTGATAATAGGAGAAAAATGGCAACCACTACAAATTACAACTGGAGCACTCCAGATGATACAGCTTTGGTTAAAGATGGCGCAGCAGCCATTAGATCACTTGGCACAGCAATTGACGCAACAGTTTTCAATAATGCTGGAGCAGCAATTGCTAAAACTATTGTTGATGCAAAGGGCGATTTAATTGTTGCAACCGCAGCAGACACAGTTGCAAGACTTGCCTCATCAGCATCTAATGGAGATTTATTAACAGTCGATACCTCAACAGCCACTGGACTTAAATGGGCTACTCCTGTTACACCCGCTTCAGGTTTAACTTTAGTTAAAACTCAAACAATTGGTTCAGGAGTTTCAACTGTTACTGTTACAGACGCTTTTTCAGCAACATACGATAATTATAAAATTATAATTTCGGGTGGTGTTGGGTCTGGAAGTTCAGGATTACATATGCAGTTTGGTGCAACAACAACTGGCTATTACACAGTAGGTTTGTATCAATATGCACACACAGGAGTTGGTGCTATTAGTACTGATAAACAGGCTAATTATAGTGAATTTGTTGGAATGGGAAATTGTAGCGTTAATTCAATAAGTGCCAACATTGAAGTCAATGTGCCATTTTTAGCAAAACCAACAGCGGTTTCTAATAATGATATAAGAGCTTTGAATACCGATTCAATTTCTGAATTTTACAGAGGATATATAGATAACACTACAAGTTATACAGATTTTAAAATCTTCTGCGGTTCAGGTGGAATTACTTTAACTGGCGGAACAATTAAAGTTTATGGTTATCAAAATTCATAAGGAGAAAAAAATGACATACAAAGTTCAAATTGATGACGAAGTAAGAGATGCAACTGCTGAGGAAATTGCAGAAATTGAAGCACGCCAAGCAGCAGAATTAGCACGCCAAGCCGAAGCCGAAGCAAAGGCTCAGGCTAAGGCTGAACTGCTTGAGCGTTTAGGCATAACCGCTGACGAGGCTAAATTACTCTTAGCATAATCTTGAGGAATTGTGTTAATGAAGCCTTGGTTATCTAAAGCAGCTGTGCAGTTGCGTGAGCAGATCGATGATACTTACTCAAGTCGCAGCAGGAAATCTGATGGGTGGATCGCTGATTTGCGTCATCAACAGGCAGGTAAATCGGATCACATACCCGACCCAAAAGCCAAGTTTGTTGTTAGGGCAATTGACATTGACGCTCGCCTATCTGACAACCGAGGGGATTCAGCATATTTGGCAGATCAAATTCGACAGTATGGGAAAACCCATGGACGCATATCTTATGTCATCCATTTAGGTAAAATTGCTAGTCCGGTGCTTGGTTGGCGTTGGCGCAAATACAAAGGTTTTAATCCTCACAACCATCACATCCACATAAGTTTTAAAAAAGATCAAGATAACAATTCAAACTTTTTTCACATCCCACTACTAGGAGGCAAAGCATGAAACTATCAAACAAACACAAGGCAGCAATTAAGTCATATTTAAGAGCTGTGGCTGCTTCCGGTATTACTGTGGCGTTAGCCATTGTTGCTGACATTCATCCAGCTTATGCAACATTGCTTGGAGCAGTTGTAGCACCTGTTGCCAAAGCACTTGATCCAAAGTCCGGCAAAGAGGCTGATTATGGAATTAATGCGAAATGACGGCAAACGATTGGGTGGCTATTGCTTCTGGCGTATGCGCCGTAACAGCCAGTTTATTCATGGGTCTGCGTTGGGTTATTAAATCCTATTTAGCAGAATTAAAGCCGAACTCAGGCACAAGCATGAAGGATCAAATTACAAGACTTGAACAGCGTGTCGATGATCTGTTTGTCTTAATCAGTAAGCGATAATTTTTGT